AGATCCGAAGATTGTTTCGTATGTTAGTATTAGAAAGGAGAAAGTCGCATGAATGATAAATCAAATCCTACACTAGAGGAAATGGCTAGTGAAATATCTGAAATGGAAAAGCAGCTTTTGGACATGAAAAAAGCATATCGTGAAAAAAAGTATGAGGGATTGAAGATAGCTATGGATGCCAGAAAGTCGGCAGACGAAGCTGTCAATGAAGAGTTAAAAGCTCTTGGTCTTAAAGCTTTTCCGTTTAACAGGTCTACATCTATTTGGTGGTAAGTGTTTAAGTCTGCTAAATACAATCTAGCACGTAGGCTAGGTTTTCGTAGTGGTCTTGAAGTAAAGATCGCAGACGAGTTGAGAGAACTCTCCATTCCGTTTATATACGAAGGTATGAAAATAGAATGGGAAGACCTAGCTTATCGTATGTATACACCAGACTTTGTATTGCCAAACGGTATTATAATAGAAACTAAAGGCAGATTTACTGTAGCTGATAGACGGAAACATCTTTTAATAAAGAAACAGCATCCTAAATTAGACATTAGATTTGTTTTTGAAAACGAAAACAATAAACTGAGAAAAGGATCAAAGACCTCTTATGGTAAATGGTGTGAGAAGAATGATTTTCTTTACTGCACTAGAGTTATACCACAAACATGGCTAAAGAAAAGAGGTAAGAAGACTTATCCTACTCTCATACAATTTAGGAATAAAAAAATATGACTAGAGAACCACTGAACTTTTTAGGATACAGAGATGAAGAGATTAGTATCCGTGTATCACCAGAACTTGAAAATAACAAATGGACAGGTAACTTGCATCTAACCATAGATGCTTTTGATAGTAGTCCCTTAGATGATGTTGATTATTTTTCTCTTATGAATTTTGTGCGAATGATAATGGCAACACCTGTTTTGATTGAAGAAGATGAAAATGCCAGAGATAGACTTTGGGCAATAGCACAAAAAGATATTGACCAACAGAAAAAAAATGGTAAGATACTTGGAAGAGAAGGTAATATTATAAAACTTAATTTTAACAACAAAACAGATGGGAGTGCGTAGTATGGCAAAATGGGAAATGAATTGTAAGGATAAAGATATGGTAAATAGTCCACCACATTACAACAAGTACGGTGTAGAATGTATTGAAGCTATTCAATCAGCTACAGGAGAAGGCTTTGAGTATTATCTGCAGGGTAATATTATTAAGTATCTTTGGAGATATAGATACAAGAATGGTGTGCAGGACTTAGAGAAAGCACAGTGGTATCTAAATAAATTAATAGAAGTAAAAAAAGGTGAAAAACCTTCACCAGATTTATTTTCTAGTTTTGGTATAGAGTTGAGTGATGGTTGTTAAAATATTTTTGACATTAGATTTGGATGAAGAAGATTATCCTGTACCTGCTGACGGTGATCCTAGTGAGGAAATACAAGAAGCTGTAGAAGAGTTTGTTCACGATATTGATGGACTTAAAATAAAAAACATAAAAGTTATATTGGAGAATTAATTATGGAAGATTATCAAAAATTTATTGCAGTTTCTAGGTACGCTAGATGGATAGAAGAAAAAGGACGCAGAGAAACGTGGGAAGAAACTGTCCAGAGATATGTAGACTACATCACTGAGAAGGTAAAAGGACATTTGCCTAAACAACAGATTATAGATGCTATAACAAAACTAGAAGTGATGCCATCTATGAGAGCCTTGATGACAGCAGGACCTGCTCTTGAAAGAGATAATACAGCAGGTTATAACTGTAGCTATCTTCCTGTTGATGACCCAAAAGCTTTTGATGAAGCTATGTATATTCTTTTGTGTGGCACTGGTGTAGGCTTCTCTGTAGAAAGACAATACGTAAGTCAGTTACCAGAGATACCACAAAGCTTAGATCATGTTGACACTGTAATAAAAGTACAAGACAGCAAAGAAGGATGGGCAAAAGCTTTACGTAAGCTCATAGGTCATTTGTATATGGGCGAAGTTCCTGTGTGGGATATGTCAAATGTAAGACCTGCAGGTGCTAGACTAAAAGTGTTTGGTGGTAGAGCCAGTGGTCCTGCTCCACTTGTAGATTTATTTAACTTTACTGTTGCTCTGTTCCGACAGAATGAAGGTAAAAAGCTGTCTAGTTATG